CAGAACAACGGCTCTGCCACTACTGAAGCCATGAACATCTGGCAACAGAACATGGCTGACATGAACGTTCAATTCCCTATCCGTACTGCGGCATTGGATGACATCGACGGTCTTGAGCCGAACGTGGTGGACGATATGCTCGCCGAGTTCTCGCAAGCCGAAGGTCAGGGCATGATCCTGAACGATTCGCAATCGGGTTCTACGACTACCGCTTATGGTGGCACGAACGGTCTGCGTGGTCTGAACTCCTACGGCGGTGCAAACGCATCCTACGCAGGCGGCACGATCTCTGAAGCGGCTTTCGGTTCTAGTGGCACTGCCGCAACCGACGGTATGCACGACATCGCTACCTACGACCAATTGACCACCAACGGCAATGGCTCTGTGAACAATGTCTCTTTTGAAGACATCATCACCTTCATCCATAGTCTGCCTCAACAATACTGGAGCAATACCAACTGCTTCGTGATCAACCCGATCATGCTTGCTGGTATTCGTGGTCTGAAAGATGACAACGGCACTCCGATCTTTGAGCGTATGTCTCCGTTGGTTTACGAAGGCATCGTGGGCAAACTGATGGGCTACGATGTGGTGGTTAACTCCTACCTCAACGCCCCAACTGCACCCGCAGGATCGGAAGGTGAGACCTCTCTCTACCCAATGTATTTCGGTGATTTCCAACGAGGCATGACCATCGTTGATCGTCTGAGCATGGTGCTTCGCCGCTATGAGCAGACTCAGCCGGGATTCATCACTTTCTACGGAGAGAAGCGACTCTGCACGAGCGTGGTTGATCCTTTCAGCATCATCCGCTATCGCTCAACTGCGACAGGCGCTTAATCAGGTGGGGGGCGAAAGCCCCCCTCTTGCATGAATAGAAAAAGGACACAGAGATGAACGCACACCAAAAAATTCTTGACGGCATCAAACAGTCGATTGCTGAGAACAGCAAAGTGACGATTGACCTGCGAGAGGCTTCGACCCTCACGGGTTCCGGTCTCGACATTGGCGGTCGCACGTTCTTCGATGATGTCTTCGCACGACTCCGCTACGCCAATCCTTTCCGCATGGGTAGCCGCAACATCAAGACGGAAAATGTTTCAGCAGTTCAGTTCGTTGCCAAGACTGGTAATGCGACTGATCAAGCAACGGGCGGGTGGGGATACACCATCAACCCGAACTCGGGCACACCGAACACCGCAACGACCTTTTGGCAAATGCCGACCCGTGTGATCACGGCTCAATTGCCTGTGCGTCTTGCCGCTCTCGATGACATCAATGGTCTTGAGAAGGAATTGATCGAAGACCTCATGCTTGAGTTCGGTCAGCAAGAGGGCTATTCGATGGCATTGAACGACGATCAAGCAGGCTCGACCACCGATACGACTGGTGGCACTGAAGGCTTGCGTGGTCTTGACTCTTACGCATCGGGCACGACCTCTGCCTTTGGCACGAGTGGGACGCAAATGACCGACGGCATCCATACGATCGCCACGGTCTCATTCGGCGGCACGACCCCGACCTACAATAAGATCACGAACATGGCGACTGCTTTGCCTGCTCAGTATTGGGCATTGCCGACTACGGCTTGGCACATGACCCCGACCATGATTCAGACGCTTCGCCAATTGAAGGACACTTCGGGTCTGCCAATCTTCCTCGAACTCGGTGACGGCGATGCCGCCGCAGTAGGTCGAATCTTTGGATGGCCTGTTATCCCGAACCCTTACATGAGCGAAGACTTCCCGATCTACTTGGCGAACTGGGATCGCTTCCTGACGATCGATGATGTCGAAGAGATGAGCGTTCAAATCTTTGAAGAGACTGCTCCCGGATTCGCAACCATCTACGCAGAGCGTCGAATGGTCTCAACCGTCAAAGACCCGTTCGCAGGCGTTCGAGCAAGTGCCGCTTGATAGGGGACGACCATGGCAGTCGAAAATCTAACTCTCGCACCGTTCTATGCGACTCAGCGTAATCCTTACAACTACGCCAAGATCGAGCAGGTGGGGCGAGACCTTGCGACCGCATGGCTGACCCTCGATGAGATCACTCAGCAACTGAACTTGTTTCAGGATGAGTCGCAGGACTCATACCTTGAGTCGCTCGAATTGGCGACCCGCATGACGATTGAAGACATCCTCGGCATGGCGATCTTCCCGACTCAGTGGAAAATCTACTACGCCAACCTTGGCGTTTACAACACCGCCTGCTATCTGAATCTGCCTGAAGTCTCTCAGAGCAATCAAGGGCAGGCAGGCGTGACGATCAATCGAGTCGAGTGCTACACGACCTCGAACACGGTTCCTGAAGTGATTGCCTCAAGCAACTACTCCTACGACCCGACGGGCAATCAGGTGATCTTGAATCAAATCCCGAACACCCTGAATCAAGAGGTGGCAAATCCGATCGTCGTGACCTATACGCAGGGGGCGAGTCCGATTGCTCAATACCCGAATGTGAAGCAGGCAGGCTTGATGCTCCTGACGCACCTCTACAACAGCCGCTCGACGATCAGCGATACCGTTGGCATGAAAGCAGAAGTCCCGTTCGGCGTGACTCAACTGCTTCGCCCTTACAAACCATTGGTGATGTGATGGTCAAACGCTACGAGAACCTGACGATCAACAATGTGACCAATGGGGTTGACTCCATTGGCGAATACACGACCTCGACCTCGGTATGGTTCGAGACGAGAGGTCTCGTTCATGACATTGCCAACTCGTTGAGAATCTCTGAGCGGTATCGGGTCTACTCCGATCTCTTGCAAGTGACCCTGAACTACACCCCGAACATCAAGCAGATCGTGGATGATCAGGACAAATACAGCATCACTTGGCGGGGCAAAGAATGGCGAATCACCGATTGCCGAGAACACAATGATCGACAGAAGGCGACCTTCATCTGTTATCGAGCCGATCCTGAGGTGCCAGTATGAGTAGTCAGAACAATCCTTTTGACTATGCAGAGGCGATTCAGTATCAACTCGCAGAGATCGTCACCCCTGTGCCCGTCTACGCTTTGTTCAACCGCAACTATGCGACTGAGCCTAAGTTCTTGACATGGCAATTGAGGAATGTGCATCAACCCGTCTACACGGGGCAGAGTCAAAACAACAAGGGCATCGACCGACCCGTCTTCCAGACGACCGTTTTTGCCAAGACTATGACTGATGCTTTCAATTTAGCGAACACGATATTACAATCGTTGCATGGGTATGCAGGGCAATTCGGCGGAGCAGGTGGTTTCTTCATCGCCAAGGCTGATGTCGACTGGCTCTACCATACCTACGACAATGAATTAGGACTGCACCAAATCATTCTTGATACGACCTTGGACATTCCGACATAAGACAAGATTGATCAACTCTTTTTGAAAGGAAAGAAAAATGGCACTAATCAATAAAGTCTTACCGGGATACTCAGCAACGCTGTGGATGCAAGATGACACGAACCCGACTCCATTGACCGACTCTCAACTCGGCACATGGTCAAACGTCGAGACGATCATCGGCACATCCGCAGGCGGCACTGGCACGGCTGGTATCCAAGTTCCTGTCGAGGCAATCCCTGCTTTCGGTGCTGACGATGCGTCTGCAACCTATGGCGTGGCGGGTGCTCGCACTGGTGCGAAGATCACTACTCAAAACCAAGTGACTTCTTTGCAGATCACTTCTGCATGGAATCCTGCTGACACGGCAATGAACCTGATCCGTGATGACGGCTACAACGGCACGACGATCCGCACTTTCGTGATCGCAGTTTATGACGGCACAAACACAGTTGCCTACGCTTTCAACGCTCGGGTTGGCGGTCTCCAGTGGGATATGTCTCCAAGCGCAGAAGGCAAATTCATTTTCACACTTCACCCAACTGGTGGTAACTCATACGGTTGGTCAAATAACACTTAACGGGAGCCCCTTCGGGGGCTTTTCTACACGATGACGACAATACAAAATAGCAACGACTTGCTTTCCTATCTAGTGACCCTCGCTCAGACGGGTCAGAAGAATTGGTTTGGATTCCCGCAACAACGAATTGCGGGTATTCACCTTGCCTACGAAATCGCCAAGATTCATGCCGACAAGATGTCGCCTGAAGAAGTGATCGACTATGTGATCAGGTTGAACAACACCATCTATCTGAAACTTTTGAA